GCTTTGGCTCCGGTGAGTATCGTAGGTAATGTAACAATCTCGTAGGAGTAATCATGGAAAAGAAAGCATCAATGAAGCGCGTTGCTGAGCAAGCAGTCAAAGGCCACGAAAAGCGTATGCACGGTGCCAAGAAGATGGCAAAGGGTGGCGTGACAACCGAGCAGATGAAGGCGATGGGCCGTAATCTGGCACGGGTCGCAAACCAAAAATCGGGCTGATCATGGCTAAATTTTCACAAAAGCAGGGCGGCAAAGAAGTAGGCCAAGCTGCTGTTTACGCGGAGCCACATACTATGGACGGTAAAAAAGTTAAGGCACAGGTGCCAGAGAAGTCAGGTGCGCAGTACATGAACGAGATGAATATCGGCGCTGGCGTGGTCAGCAAAGGCAACTACAAAGAGCCGAAGACCACCGGCATCAAGATTCGCGGTACTGGCGCGGCAACTAAAGGTGTAATAGCACGAGGCCCAATGGGTTGAGGTGAACTGTGACATATAACGAACTGTTCACTGCGGTCAAGAACTACCTGCAAAACGATTTTCCCACAAACACGTGGACTGACGTTGCAGGGACGGGTACTACTTCGTCTGACGGCACTGATCAGATCAACCTGTTTATTACCCAAGCGGAAGAGCGTGTCTATAACACGGTGCAGATTCCGGCGCTGCGTAAGAACGTCACAGGCGTGACTACTGGTGGTAATCAATACCTGTCGTGCCCAACCGACTTTTTGTCGGTGTTTTCAATGGCGGTGATTGACGGTAGCGGCAACTACGAGTACCTGCTGAACAAAGATGTCAACTTCTTGCGGGCGGCGTATCCAAACCCGAATACTACCGGCATTCCTAAGTACTACGCATTGTTTGGACCGACTGTTGTGTCAAGCGTAATCAGTGATGAGTTGAGCTTTATTCTGGCCCCAACTCCCGACATCCTGTACAACGTAGAACTGCACTATTACTACTACCCTGAATCAATCACGGTGGCGGCTGACGGGCGTACATGGCTAGGCGATAACTATTCGCCTGTATTGTTATACGGCACTTTGGTCGAGGGCTACACCTTTTTAAAAGGTGAGCAGGACTTGATCGCTGTATACGAGAAGAAATATCAAGAGGCGCTTGGTCAACTCAACCGTCTGGGTACAGGTCTTGAGCGTGGTGATGCTTACCGTGATGGTCAGGCAAAGATTAAGGTGAATCCGTGATCCAGCAAGGACTGACAAATAGCTTCAAACAAGAGATGCTCCAGATGGGGCAGAACCTTGCTACGGATACGCTCAGAATGGCGCTGTACACCGCGTTTTCGGATATCGGTCAGTTAACAACGGCATACACCACAAGTAATGAAGTGACTGGCACAGGATACAGCGCGGGCGGGGTGGTTATGACCGGTGTGACGATTAGTACAGAAACGACTGGTCCGAACGCTGGCACCGTGTACGTAGATTTTGCCGATGTGTCATGGCCCGGTGCTAACTTTACCGCCCGTGGCGCGTTGATTTATAACGTAACGCGGTCAAATAAGTCAGTCGCTGTCTTGGACTTCGGCTCAGACAAAACTTTTACTTCAACCAACAATACCGTCACCATGCCAGCGAATACGGCGACGACGGCTTTAATTCGTTTCCCTTAAGAGGTAATTATGCTTATCGCAAAGTCCGCAGGAACAGACAATGTAAGCTCGTCACTTACAGCGCGTACAGGCGTTTCAGCAGGTATGCGAGCAGGTGGTGTGTTCCATGTACAGTGCCTAGATAAAGACGGTAATCTGAAATGGGAGACCTCGGAGCACAACCTCGTAGTTAATGAGGGACTGCAAAACATGAACACGCAGTACTTTAAAGGATCTACCTATTCGGCGTCTTTCTTCCTTGGCCTCATTACTGGCCCCGGCTCTGGAACTACGTTTGCTGCGGCGGATACTCTAGCTTCTAAGGCTTGGACAGAGTACACCGACTACTCCGGCGCTCGTAAGGCGGTGACATTTGGTACAGCTACCACGGCTGATCCGTCTGTTATAGATAACTCAGGCTCTCCTGCATCGTTTACGATTTCTGGTGCGGGCGGCACTATTGCAGGTGCGTTTCTGTGCACGGTATCTAGTGGTACCTCTGGTGTTCTGTTCTCTGAATCAGATTTCCAATCGCCCGGCGACCGCGTTGTCGTAGCTGGTGACACGCTTAATGTTACATATACGTTTAGCCTCGACGCAGCGTAAACCGTGTTCGCCGACGCTCCTTACGCAGCCGCACCATTTGCTGCCCTTGGCGCGGCGGGGGCTGTGTTTGCTGGGAACATAGCGGAATCGGCGAGCGCCTCAGAAACAACAGCAGCAAGAGCATCGTTTAATTCAGCCTTTGCCGATAGCATTACTGGATCAGATGCCACATTAGTGGCACCATCAAGTTTTGGCGTATCTGTCATAGAGGGTGCAGGAGTCTCTGATGTAGTTTCTACGTTAGTGGCGTTTGCGGCAAATATTGCGGAGTCCGTTAGCAGCGCTGATACTGCAAGTGCTTTAGCGGTGTTTGAGACTGCAGTGTTGGAGGCAGCAACAACCACTGAAATAGTCAGTGCGATTGTAAATTTTGCAGTCACTATTTCAGAGGCGGCAACTGCGGCAGATAGCATAGTTGGTGGTCAGGTTTATAGCTCGACAATTGCTGAACTGTGTAACGTGCTGGATTCGGTATTTGCTAATGGCGTACTAAACTCGGCGTTGTCGGAGACTGCTACAGGACTAGACACTCCTAGCGCAAATGCTGGTTTTGGTGTTGCTGTAACGGAAAGTAGTAGTGGGTTAGACAGTGTTTTAGTAGCCCCCTCCACGTTTAATGCGTCGATAAGTGAAGGCACTAGCGCCCTTGCAGTTGTATTAGCGTCGGCTGCGTTTATTGCCACCATCACTGAAGGTGCGGTAGCGGCAGATCAGTTAGTCGCAAGATATCTTTGGGAACTTATTAATGACTCGCAGGCGGCTAACTGGGGGGGTATAAACAACAATCAAACCCCGGCATGGGGCGCTATTGATAACGGGCAGGCAATTAATTGGACTGCACTAAACACAGCTTCAACCTCCGGTTGGACCGTGATATATGATGAGCAGACCGCATCGTGGCAAGTCATAAGCACGCAGGGTTAAAAAATGGCATTTATAGTCAAAGATAGAGTTCAGGAAACAACTGCTACAGCCGGTACTGGAACTCTTACGCTGGGCGGCACGGTGCTAGGGTTCCAGTCGTTTGCGGCTATTGGTAACGGTAACACAACATACTACGCTATTAACGACCCCATAACAGGGGATTGGGAAGTAGGTATTGGTACGTACACCTCATCGGGTACGACGCTCTCTCGTGACACAGTTTTATCCTCAAGCAATGGCGGGTCTCTCGTATCTTTTGCGTCCGGGACTAAAAATGTATTTTGTACCTATCCATCAGAACGTGCAGTTTATCTAGATAGCGCTGGGGCTTACCCAGTTCAGAATACGTTCAACACCTTAAACGCCACAACCGCTGTTCTAACTGCGGGTACGATAGCCACTACACCATCAAGCGGCACCGATATAGTCAACAAAACATACGTTGACACACTTGCGGCGAGTGGCATTCATTTCCATCAGCCCGTGCGGGTTGAGTCCCCAATTAACTTAAACGCAACCTATAACAACGGTACTGCGGGTGTTGGGGCAACGCTGACTAACGCTGGTACGCAAGTGGCGTTGGTAATTGATGGCGTCACGGTGGCGGTGAATGATCGTGTATTGGTTTATCAGCAGACTACCCAGACAGAAAACGGTATTTATGTTGTTAGTAATGTAGGTTCTGGCTCCACCAACTGGGTGTTGACCCGCTCATCTGACGCGGACACTTACGTCATTAATAGCGCCGCCGGACTTAGTGAGGGCTCTACTGTATTTGTGCAGCAAGGTGCGACGGGGGCAGGCGAGACTTATACCTGCAACACCTCGGGTGTCATTACGTTTGGCACGACTAACATTACGTTTGCTCAAATTAGTAGTGCTCAGATTTACAGTGCGGGTACCGGCCTTACCCTTTCGGGTACTACGTTCAGCATTGCAAACACCGCAGTTACACCTGCCACTTATGGAACGCAGTCTTCTGTTGGTACTTTTACAGTCAACGCGCAGGGTCAGATTACTAACGCCGTAGACACAGCGATTGCCATTTCATCAGCAGCGGTTTCAGGCTTGGCTGCGTCAGCGACCACAGACACTACAAACGCAAATAACATCACGTCAGGTTCTCTGGGCACATCGAGGTTGTCGGGGTCTTATACAGGCGTCACGGGGGTAGGAACACTAACGGCTGGTACATGGAACGCTAATACTATTGCGGCTATATACGGCGGTACGGGGTTGGCTTCCTACACGGCTGGTGACCTTATCTATGCAAACTCCTCTACTACGCTGGCGGCTTTGGCTGATGTGGCGGTGGGTAATGCGTTGATTTCTGGTGGCGTTGGTGCTGATCCAAGCTGGGGCAAGATCGGTTTAGCTACGCATGTATCCGGTACGCTACCAATTGCTAACGGCGGCTCCGGGCAAACATCTGCGCAAGCTGCAATGAACGCATTTGCTGGAGCGGTAACAAGCGGTTCGTATCTGCGAGGTAACGGTACTAACGTCGTGATGTCCACCATTCAAGCGGCAGACGTTCCGACGCTAAACCAGAATACGACGGGTAACGCAGCAACTGCTACTACTGCTACAAACCAGTCTGGCGGTACCGTAAACGCGACGACCGGAACATTTAGTAGTACTGTAACAGGGCCAAACTTTCGTGATGCAACAGGTGCCTATAACGTCAATTTAGGTTCTGGTGGCACCGCAGGGCGGGGCGTAGTTGCGGGTTACAGTGGCGGTGCATATGGGGGTATAGGTTATAACGTAACGCATACTGCTAGTAGTGGTGTTTATACGGCTCCCGCTGCTGATTCAACTTCTTATTTACTGTTTAATGCCGGTGGGTTTAACTTTTTAGGTGCCGGTGGGGGCGCTGCTGGTAGAACTATTTCTTATTCTACTTTAGCAACAATTACCAGCACCGGCATAACGATGAACGGAACTACGTTCACGACAAACGGTGCAGTAAATACCTACGGTGCTACGACGATTCGCGGCTCGAAAAACGGCTGGTCTGGACTAGGTTTTCAAGATTCGGCGGGGACGTTTTGCAACACGCTGATGGCGCGGTCGTCAGATGGCTACGGCGGCATATATAACAAATCGGACAACAACTGGTTAATTCAATGGGATGGCAGCGGTAATATTACTGGGACGGGTAACGTTACAGCATATTCAGATGAAAGATACAAAACAAATTGGCGTTCTGTAACGCCAGAGTTTGTAGAAAAATTATCGCAAGTGCGTAGCGGAGTTTATGATCGAACGGATCAAGACATAACTCAGGCAGGGGTATCCGCGCAGTCTTGGCAAGAAGTGTTACCCGAGACAGTGTTGGAAGACGAGTCTGGCAGATTGTCTGTAGCCTACGGTAATGCTGCGCTTGTAGCCTGTGTTGAACTCGCCAAAGAAGTAGTGAAACTCCGTGCAGAAATTGATGCGCTAAAGGCGCGTGGTTAACAAGGAAATATCATGCCAAGTACATACAGCCCGAATCTGCGTATTGAGCTGATTGCCAACGGTGAGCAATCTGGTACGTGGGGTACTACGACAAATACAAACCTTGGCACCTTAATTGAGGATGCCGTATCAGGGTATGTGTCTGTTAGCATTACATCTGCCAACCAAGCATTGACCGCTCTAAATGGCGCGGCGGATCAATCTCGCAACATGGTCATTAACCTGACCACGACAACCACCGCTAACTTTAACGTCTATATCCCACCGGCTGATAAATTTTATGTAATTCGTAATGCAAGTTCCTATGATGCGACAATCTACTGTTCAACAGTAATTGGCAACACGACGGCGGCTGGTACAGGGGTAACTGTTCCAGCATTGCGCGAGACGCTAATTTTTGCTGACGGCACTAATGTTTCTATAGCGATTGACTATGCTCCGGCGATGACGTTAGGAACTGCACTAGCAGTAACCTCTGGCGGTACCGGATCAACTACAGCTTCAGGGGCTAGAACTAACCTCGGCGCAACTACCGTAGGGTCAAATCTATTTACACTCGCAAACCCAAGCGCAATCACATTTATTCGAGTAAATGCGGATAACACGGTATCTACGTTAGACGCTGCCACCTTTAGGACAGCAATTGGCGCAGGTGTCGGCTCTGTAACATCAGTCACAGGTACTGGTACTGCTTCAGGTTTGTCACTTTCTGGCACCGTAACAAGCTCTGGGAACATCACGCTGTCGGGTACAGTAAATGCGCTGGCTGCTGGCACATACTCAATTAATATTAGTGGGAACGCGACAACAGCTACAACTGCATCAACCGCAAACGCACTAAACACTGGCAACAACTACCAAATGAATTCGCTGGGTGTTGGTGCTGCGGCTACTGGTACAGCAGGTGAGATTGTCGCAACAAATAACATTACTGCTTACTATTCCGACGATAGGCTGAAAACAAAACTTGGTAAGATTGAAAATGCGCTTGATAAGATTTGTTCGCTTGAAGGCTTCTACTATGAGGCAAACGAAACAGCGCAAGCATTAGGCTATGAAGCGGTGCGCGAAGTTGGCATATCGGCACAGAAGGTGCAAGAAGTGCTGCCAGAAATTGTTGCGCCAGCACCGATTGATAACACCTACTTAACCGTGCGTTACGAAAGAGCACTGCCGCTGATTGTGGAAGCAATCAAAGAACTCCGTGCTGAAGTTGAGGCGTTGAAGAAAGGAAGCTAAAGATGCCAATTCCCGGCCCCGGCCCATCGATATCAATGAACACAATCGCCGGAGAGTTCGGCGGTTCGGTACCTCATTCGCTTAGCGAATACTATCGCGGTGGTGGTTTGGTACCTAACACACCAACTAACGCGGCAATCCCCACATCGGGCACGATTTCGATGGGTAACTTCTACGGCTCGTCGGCACGGGCAGCGGTTAGTCTGACTATTACAGGCAACACTTATAACTATGATGTTTATGCTAATCGCGGCCCAGCATATATTGCGGGCGTTTCTGATGTCACAGTAACAGTAAACCCCGGCGTAACTGTTGGAAGTACCTCGACCGGTACATATGCAATGCTAGTGCCTTCATCGTTTAGCCCCGGTGA